ATCGGGCATTGCAGGATTGTTTGGCGGCGAAACAGATCCACTGGCACAACTTGAAAAATTCCAAGAAAAGTCATTTGACGAAGCTACGATTACAGCTAATGCTAATTCAATAGTTGCATATAGTAAAGCAATGGCTGCATTAGGAGCAGCAGAAGGATTATCAGGCATTGGAGCAGCAGTTGGAGCAGTAGGCGGAGCAATAGCAGGATTGTTTGGCGGTGATGATCCGTTAACAAAAATGAAGCAATTCGAAGCGTACACGTTTGATTCAGCAAAAATTAAATCTAATGCTGAAGCAGTAAGTGCATATGCAAGTGCAATGAAAGATTTTCCGACTAGCCCAGCTCCAAGTATTTTTGGTTCGTTTGCAACTGGTGTAGCAACGCTGTTTGGAGCAGAAACAGATCCGTTTGCTCCAATGATGAGATTTGGAGATCTAACATTTAATACTGCTGGTATTATTGCAAACGCAGGAGCAGTTGCAGCATATGCAACAGCAATGAAAGATTTTCCTGCAACTCCTAGTGCTAGTGTGTTTACTGCATTAAAAGATGGCGTCATTGGATTACTGGGAGGCGAAACAGATCCGTTTGCTCCGATGATGAGATTTGGAAACTTAAAATTTAATTCAGAAGGCATTGCTACTAATGCAGGAGCAGTAAGTGCATTTGCAGACGCAATGGCTAATATGCCAACTATAGATGCTGAACGTTCAGGTGGCGTACTAGGTGCAATTGCAGGATGGTTTGCTGGTGACGAAGTAATGCCGTGGGATTCTGTAAAAGCATTTGGCGATGCTAATATAAGTGCAGAAGGTGTAACAGCTAATGCTGCGGCAATTAATGCTATGACATCATCTTTAAATGGTTTTAGTGTAGAAAAACTTGACACAACTGGAATTGTAAGCTATACTAGTGCTATGGAAAGATTGGTAGAAGTTCTCGGCGAGTTGAACGATGAACTTGCAGCAGACAATAAAGCAGGCCTCGGCACAGGTACTAATGCAGGTGATGTAGTTAGCAAAATGGATACAATCGGCTCTGGAGGCGGAGCAGGCAGTGATCAGTTAAATAACATTATGAATCAAGTATTACTAGTGCTAAACGAAATGCGAGATTTGGATATTGATGTTGAACGAAATACAAGAAACATAATCGGAAGTAATCTTGCACAAGGCGGCGTAAGCAATGTCGCAAGATGAGGAAAATAAATGAGCTGGAAAAAATATTTTACTCCTGTGCCAACAGGTGATAACCAAAACGGAAGCTATAGCCCGTTAACGAGCAGAGGCAATGGAAACATGGCAGGTCCTGCTCGATCTAACTATAGTTCATATCTTCCTGATGTATATGTAGGTTCGCCAAATCGTGTTGAACGTTATGGTCAGTACAACACAATGGATCAAGATTCGGAAGTTAATGCTGCGCTTGATATTCTTGCTGAATTTTGCACACAAAAGAACAAGCAAAACAATACTCCGTTCCTTGTAGACTACAGAGGCAAATCACCAACTAATAGCGAAGTTACTATTATTGGACAGTACTTGCAACAGTGGTGCAAACTACTGCAATTTGAAACAAAGATTTTTAGAATACTACGCAATGTATTCAAAATGGGCGACCAATTTTTTCTACGTGATCCAGAAACTAAACGTTGGTTTCATGTCGATCCTGCAAACGTAACACGTATCATTGTAAATGAATCTGAAGGCAAAGTTCCTGAGCAGTATGTAATTAAAAATATAAACTTTAATTTTAAAGACGGCATTGCAACAACACCGTATGTAAACAACGGCAACATGAGCCCTGCAGGAGGCGGACAATATAATAGTTCAAGTACTGTAGGCGGCGGCGGCGCAAAGGGAATGGTCGGCCCGCAATCAAGTATGAGTGGAAGTCGCTTTACAACCGACGACAGTGAATTTACTGTTGACGCAGAACATGTTGTGCATTTAAGTTTAAGTGAAGGCTTAGACAACAACTATCCATTTGGTAATAGTCTACTAGAAACTATTTTTAAAGTATACAAACAAAAAGAATTACTCGAAGATGCTATTATTATCTATCGTGTACAACGTGCGCCTGAGCGCAGAGTATTCTACGTTGATGTGGGCAACATGCCTTCACACCTTGCAATGCAATTTGTTGAGCGTGTTAAAACTGAAATACATCAAAGACGTATCCCATCGGCGACAGGTGGAGGTCAAAATGTCATAGACAGTTCTTACAATCCCCTGTCAATCAACGAAGACTACTTCTTCCCGCAAACAGCAGAAGGTCGCGGCAGTAAAGTTGAAACACTTCCGGGCGGTACTAACCTTGGAGAGATTGATGACTTACGATACTTTACTAATAAGCTGGTACGCGGATTACGTATCCCAAGTTCGTACTTACCAACTGGAGCAGATGATTCAGCTTCACAATACAATGATGGCAGAGTGGGAACAGCTTATATCCAAGAGCTACGCTTCAATACCTATTGTGAACGTTTGCAAAACTTAATTGTTGAAGAATTTGATACAGAGTTTAAACGTTACTTGTTAGATAAAGGTGTAAACATTGATACTGCAATGTTTGATCTCAAGTTCCAACCACCACAAAACTTTGCAAGCTATAGACAAGCTGAAATTGATAACGCTCGTGTACCAACATATACACAAATGAGTGCTATACCTTATATTTCAAATCGTTTTGCAATGCAACGTTTCTTAGGATTGAGTGAAGAAGAACTTGCAGAGAATGAACGTCTATGGCGTGAAGAGAATGAAGAAAACTTAGATCCAATTCCAGGAGACGCAAACGCAGAAATGCGAGACGCAGGTATTAGCAGTGCAGGAATTGCTGACGATTTAGGTGGAATCGAAGACGAAGCACCAGATGCAGCCGGCGGAGAAGATGCAGGCGATGGCACAGCACCAGACACAGTTACAGGTCAAGAGCTAGGCGCTCCGGCACCAGGAACTGAGCAAACGATATAAATACAATATGATACTTAGAGAATTATTTTATCACGATCCAGAAACTGTTGACTCTGTAGAAGATAAACGCTACGAGGCAGACTATGATGACTCGCCTATGAAAAAAGACGATACTCGTAAAACACGACTTACTCTAAGTCAAATCAATCGAATCCGCAAAGCATCTGAGCTACATACAGAAGAAAAGCGTAAAGAACAAGAGTTCGTAAAGCAAATGTATGGTATAGCAGCAAACGCAGAAACAGGCGGAGTTTAATTATTGAAAAAAACAGTATTTGTGCTGGGCAACGGCACTAGTCGAAAATCTGTCGACTTAAATCAACTTAAAGACAAAGGAACTATATACGGTTGTAATGCACTGTATAGAGAATTTGAACCTGATCATCTAGTTGCAGTTGACACTAAAATGATTTTAGAGATTAATAAAGCTGGGTATCAGCACAATCATAGTGTATGGACTAATCCTAATCGGGCATACCATAATATGAATGGATTTAATATTTTTAATCCATCTAAAGGATGGAGCAGTGGGCCTACTGCTCTATGGCTTGCTAGTACACATGATACTACAGATATCTATATATTAGGATTTGACTATCAAGGAATAGATGATAAAATAAACAATGTATATTCAGATACTCCTAATTATAAAAAAAGTAGCGATCGTGCAACATTTCACGGCAATTGGTTGAAGCAAACTATGACTACTTGTCAAAAATTTTCTCAAAAGAGATATATAAGAGTAGTACAGGAAGATACTCCTTTTATACCAAAAGAGTTTTCTAAACTAGAAAACTTAACACATATTACAGTCGAAGAATTTAAAAAAATCTTCGATATTTTGTAATTTTTATAAAACGGCCCGTTTTGGGCCTATTTCTACGTACTTTTCTATTAATAAAGTAAATATATTATGACAGCCCCGTACAGGAGTTATCTTCTGTGCACCAAAAAACATTTATAGGAGTTTAAAATGGCAGATCTAAATAAATTTGAACAGATGCTAGAGCTACTTGTTAACGAAAACAAGGAAGCAGCACAAGAATTATTCCACGAGATTGTGGTTGAAAAATCACGTGATATCTATGAGTCGCTACTAGAAGACGAAGCAGATGTTGACGAAGCAACAGACGAAGAAGTTGATGAAGCAGCAGACGAAGAAGTAGATGAATCAGACGAAGACCTAGACGAAGACGATTCAGAAGAAGTTGAAGAAAACTTTGACATGGATTCATTTGAAGTTGAAGCTGATGACGACATGGGCCCAATGGATGACACAGGCGATTTAGCTAACGACTTAGGCATGGACATGGACGGTGAAGAAGGCGACGAAGACGAAGGCGAAGAAGGCGATGTTGAAGATCGTGTAGAAGACCTTGAAGATGCGCTAGACGACCTAAAAGCAGAATTTGAAAAAATGATGGCTGGTGATGACGAAGGCGACGACATGGATGACATGGACGACGACGAAGGTGAAGAAGAGCCAGAAGAAGCATTTGCATTTGAAGCAACAGACGAAGAAGTTGAAGAATCAGCTGACGAAGAAGTTGAAGAAGGCGCACATAAAAGAGAAGTAACAGCTGACATGGAAAAAATGTCAAAAGCAGAATTTGCTAAAAAGCATGGCAAAGAAATGGCTGACGACATGTATGAAGCTGAAAAAAGCGCAGGCGAAACAATGCGTGAGTATGTAGAAAAAGTATCAGCAACAATGGGTGACAATGGCGCTAATACTAAAAGTGCAGTAGCAGGTCCAAACGATATGGGCGGAACGGCTGCAAACTTAGCACAAGGTGCAGACGAAAAAGGTGGATCAGCAGATTCAGCTAAAGAAGACAATGCAGGTAACGTAAACGTACCAGGCGCAAAAGCTTCTAAGTCAATGACACCAAATGCTAAAGGCCACGGCGCTGAGAAAAAACAGAGCGGCGGCGAAACTGGCACAAATGGTACAAAAAGTATTATTGGCCAATAAGTAGTAAGGAAATCTAGATGAGAAACTTACAAGAGCATTTGACATTTGACCAAGCTAATATAGTGCTTGAGAATGCCAACGAAGGAAAAGACCTTTATCTAAAAGGTATTATGATCCAAGGCGGTGTTCGCAATGCTAATCAGCGAGTGTATCCTGTAAATGAAATAGGCAGGGCTGTCAAAACTCTCAATGATCAGATTACGAACGGGTTTAGTGTTCTCGGCGAAGTTGATCATCCAGAAGGACTTAATATTAATATTGACCGTGTAAGCCATATGATAACTGAATGTTGGATGGATGGTGACAACGGTTACGGAAAGTTGAAAATTTTACCAACACCGATGGGGAACCTAGTTAAAACGATGCTTGAAGCAGGCGTTAAACTAGGTGTCTCGTCACGTGGTAGTGGTAATGTAGCAGATGACGGCAGTAATACCGTTTCTGACTTTGAAATAATCACTGTGGACGTTGTGGCTCAGCCTAGCGCCCCTGGTGCATATCCTACACCAATTTATGAACATTTGATGAATGCACGTGGGGGAATGAAGGCATACGAATTAGCACAGGCAACAAAACACGACGACAAGGCACAAAAGTATCTTAAGGAATCACTAATCAGTATGATTAGTAAACTCCAATGAAACAGGAGAATGTAATGATAGATGCACTAAAAACTCTATTTGAAAACGACGTTGTTTCAACTGAGATTAGAGAACAAATTGAAGAAGCTTGGGAAGCAAAAGTTCAAGAAAACAAAATGCAGGCAACTGCTGAGTTACGCGAAGAATTTGCTGAAAAGTATGAGCACGATAAGTCAACTATGGTTGAAGCTATTGACTCACTACTATCTGAGCGTCTTGCTGAAGAGATCGCAGAGTTTGCAGA